GCGTTCTACTTTCTCGTAGACTTTGTCTATCTTGTCTTGTGAAACAAGATCTTTAAGTGCAGGCCAAGCTTTAAGTGCTTGATTAAGCGTAGTAAAAGACTCAATCGTATTGCTAACAGTACGTCTGTAGTTGTTACGTTCGTTAGCACGTAAATCGTTTTGACGTCTGATCTTAAATAGCTGAGCTACTAACTCACAGTCAGGCACAGCCTTGTCTGTGTTAATTACTAGATCTAGTTGAAGATCATCACTGTAACTACTGCCTGTGTTAAACATTTTTAGTACTTCATAGCCACCTACTACTTTTAAGTTGAAACGATACTCACCAAACTCTGGTTCGCCATCGTAATCTTGTGGGTTGTCGCTTGCATTTTTATGAATGCAGTAATTAGACGTTACAAAAAGATCAGTGACTTCAGCCATTCGTAACTTACGATTGGACATCTCATCAGGCATGTTAGATAAAACATGTGAACTGATGTTTTCTAAGTCATCTTTAAGATATTTTTTGTATATTTTATTACCCAGATACTCTGGGAATTCTTGATGGGGATGTGCTTTATCGTACATATCCTCTGCTTTGCGCGTGATGTCACGCTGTAATTGATCTGACATTCTTACTGTAGACATATTTACCTCCTATGATAATAAGCCGTGATTGTCTGTAATCCATTTGGTACAGAATTGATTTTTAACTAAGTCGCGGTTGACTGCAAAGAGACCTTTCATTAACAGAACTTGGAATTCTGAAGGTAGCTTGTTGCATATTTTTAGTATGTTTTCCATCTTGGCTTCTTCTGCTCTGGTAGCAATAGAAGTAGATAGTGCGTACAAGATAGCTGGATTGTCATCTTTCTTGTACTTACCAGGATCTTTGATAAGCTCGTCAACATCTTGTAGTTGGTCAGCTATTTGCTTGTAAGCAATGAACTCACCAGCTGGGCCATCGCCAACAGTCGCTGCAACACCAAAGAACAAAGTATCTAGGGTATCGGTCGACGGTCGATTGCTTATCTTTTTACTTACAAAAGACCAGGACCTAGGTGTAGGGAATGCATACTCGTCAGCTTTGAAACTGTTGAGTAAGCCAGGTCTGTAACGTAAGAAGCCAATGATGTCTGAGTTGATGCCGGCTTTGAAAGCCCACTCTACCCAGTCAGCCAGGTTGGTTTCGAGTTCGTAATGCAACAAACGATTACGTACGGGAGATGGCATTTGAAATACAGCAGCAGCGTCAGTTAATCTATTACCTGCGGCAATGATTGACCAGCCGGCTGGCATTTTGTAGTCGCCTATCTCTCTACTTAACAAGAGTTGCAGGAAAGCGTTCTGCGTAGCTGGGGGTGCAGTAGGCAATTCGTCAATAAAGAGAATGCCTGTATCCCCGTCACGTGATGCAATAGGAAACACATCAGGCACAGCCCAACGTGTAAAACGCTTCCCTGTTTCTTGTTCTTGCATGATGTGTGGAATACCACGTACATCTACTGGATCGAATAAGTTAGCACGGAAATCTAGTAACGAAACACCAAGGTCTTTAGCTACTTGTTGTGGTATGTCAGACTTACCGATCCCCGGTCCGCCCCATATCATTGTGTTACATCCAACACGGATGTTATCTTTGATCTCTGTCTTGAGATCGTTTGGGTTAATGCTTTTCATAAATCCTCCTATAGATTTTTATGAGCCTATTGTTCAACAGGCTCGACATTAGTTATTTTTACTTTAGAGCCAAACTCTGAAAGCGCATTTACAAAATTTACTCGCGCTAAGTGCGTGTAATTTATGTTTTTGTTATATTGAGGTGCGTCGAACTCAATAGTAATTTGTTGGTTTTGATAATTAATAGTGGCACGCCACTTAATCAGTTTTGTTGTCATCTTTTCCTCCTTTGATAACAGTTAGTCTTGGTTTTTCAAATATAGCTTTTAACTCTTCCATAGGGTCCCATTGTTGCCATTCAACTGTTGGGTCTGGTATTGGAGTAGTGAACCACACTCCTACTTCTAGTTCGTGTGTTGGATCTAATTGGTTATGATTTCTGTAAGTAGCTAGTATTGAAGCAATTTGATCTTCTAAAGTTTCTTCTTCTAGCACACTGTTTTTCCAACCAATGCAATAAGTAGTTACTTCTGCTAGTACTTCGAAATCATTTTCTCGGCACGCCACTTCGTCAGCATTGACAGAGACTTGTATATGTATATCTCCCATTTCCATGAGTACACCTCCTGTGTATAAATTAGGTGAAGTGCTTTCGGCAACATCCGCACTTCAAGGATGGGGGGATAGATGTTGTTAAACACCTATTGCCGGTAAAGAATAGTATCTGAACATGTGAAATGTCTCGGCTCTTTTAGATTAGGACATCGTGTTGCGCGCGCATAAGCCCCGAGTTGGTCAACTATTCTTTATTTTTTAAATCAGTAGTTACAACTCTGCCACTGGCATAGGTTATTTTTCTAAAATGCTGATCAGCACCTTTTTGGTACTCGTAGTTAACGACGGTTTCGTTTAGTTTTTCTTTGTCCATTTCTATTTTTCGTTGTTTTACTTTATCTTTATGTTGTGTCATAAGTTACTCCACTAATTGTACATCAACAGGTGATTCGCCTGTCTCCCATGATGTTACTGTAAATTCAGATACCCCCACCCCCGGGTGTGTGTCAGTGTAAACCACTGGCAAGAAATCTTCAGGGTAGGCGGGGGTGGTTGAGTGTCCGTCTTCGTTGGGCGCGCCCACGATCAACGCTCGGCCTGCAAATACTTTGTCTTCTATAACAAAGAACTTTTGGTCTTCTACAAACAACCCCTCATCATCAATATACACATCAGTGTCTTTTGTTAATGAGTAAACATCAAAGGTTGAGCAATCGCACAACTCGTATATTGTAGTTAGTTCAAGCACTCCCCCAGGTAGTGTTTCAACAGTAACTTGTTGTTTAAAAGGGTCAATTAAGTATACAAATTTGACTTGGTTCATAGCACATCTCCTATTAGTATGAAAAAACATAAGGTTGCATGCTTTTGTTAGTAAAGTGCATGCAAAACTTTAGTATTTATTATAGACCTAACAATCTCTTGATTCACCTGGGTCATCATCTTCTACAAACTCAAACTGACTAGCATACTCATCAGCTAGTTTCTCTTCTCTACCTACTAGTATTTGAGTTATCTCGGCGTCAAGATTATCGCAAGCAGCTTTGATATAGAAATAGACTCTATCTTTTTCAATAGTTCTAAAAGAATCAAGACTGTGCGACCTTATACCTTCAATTATGTCACCTTTTAAACGGTCAATTATTTCTTGATAATTGTCATAAGCAGGCATAGGTACATCTTGTGTTAAAACAATCTCGCCAGTTTCGTTCATGCCACTATTTGACATAGACATAACTTGTTGTTTTAAATGAGATATCTCAGTAACTAATGTATCAACTTTATCTTCTGTAAAAGAGTGATTGTTATTAATTTGAGATTCTAAATATCCAAAATCAGTTTTGAGTCGTCTGTTACTGCGTAACAATAAACTAATTTTCTCATCAAGACTTTGTATTGTCTCTTGTGTTCGTAACCCGTTAACTCTTAAGCGTTGCACTTCATCAGCTGGTTTAGCTTTGTAAGTGTAAACTTTCCAATCTGACGGTGGAACAATTTTAGCAAACGTACTTTTGACTCTGTCTTTGACTGAGTAGTAATTAGCCATAATATCCATAATTTCCTCCTATAGAAATTAAAATTAAAAGAAGCAAGGCTTTTCATCCTTGCATGGTCGTTAAGGTGACACCTTCCGTGATTAACGCACCACGGACGACGGGCGACATAGAGAGGTCACGGGCTTAAACCTAGCTCTCTAATATCCCATTACATTACATATTAGCGAAGTTTGTTTTGATAAACTCATTGTTCGCATCATTCAGCTTAGTAGATACTCTACCGCTAGAATCAGCATGTTTGTCAAAAGTCCACTGAGCTAAGCCTTGTAAACCGCGTTGAACAGCGGCTCTAACATTTTTAGGTGTTATTACTGCGTTCTTAAGCTTGAACTCATCAGACAATGTATTAAGTACATCTCTAACTAGTCTAGCTTTGCGACCAAGACCATACGCATTGTCTTCGCGTGTAATCAACCAGTCTGGCATTTCCTTGTCGCCAAGTTTGGCAGCTGAGTCAGCAAATTCTACTAAAGCAGTAAGATACTTAGCCCAGGTAGCATTTGCGAACATCATAAAGTTAAAGCCAGTGTCACCAGCCTCATACTGAAGCAATGGACGATAGGCTTTAACTAACGCTGCAACTTCGTCTTCATAGCCTTTAGCAAGTGCTTTGCTTTTTGTTTCGCTTCCACTAAAGAAAGGAACAGTATCAATCTTTTGCGGTAACACATCCATAATAGCATTTACATGTGCAATGCTTGGGATAGGCTTACCGTTGCCATCAAGATCAAACTTATCAAAATACCATGCAGGCATTTTAATAGGGTCAGCTTTTGCTCTAGCTTCAGAGCCTTCTGGGTCACCGTTGGTATCAGGCGACGAATCATCTAGCGATGACTCTTGCTTGTATTCCATTGGCGATGCCTCTTGGATATCGTCGGGGTCGACGAAAGTTTCATTAATTCTTTTACTCATGATGTGCCTCCTATAGCGTTTAGAGTAGGTATATCTAACAGTGATAATTCACTATTAGGATTTCTTTTAATAACTAGTAGTTTTAAACTAGAGATAGTCTCAGGTATAAACTTGTAGTTATTAGCTTGTTGACGAATTGCTTCGTCGATTCTATGTTCTTCCATATAAACTCCTATATTTAATGGATTAGTAAAATACACAACCCCCAGTAGTGGTGATTGTGTGGTTAAGTGATTTACAAGTGATTTGAAACTAAGTAGTAACAAATACTTAATAAATACACTTTAGTAATGTAAACAGCCAATTTTATATTGGCTGTTATTGAGCCTTGGAACAAAATGTTCCACGTGTTCCACAATGTTCCACGTAAAATGGGCCTCGTGGAACACGCGAAAGGTGCGTGGTTATAGGTCAGATGAGGAATGTTCCAGATGTTCCAGTACTTTTTGGTTAACAAAATTAAAGAACAAATAACAACGGTCCACGTTCGACGGTAGAGTTAAACCTGAATTTGCTGGAACAATGGAACATTGCCCAACAAGAACGAGCACAACGTGCACTGCTACGCATGAAAGTGTGTTCCACGTAAATGTTCCATATGGTGCTTAGACCATGGAACACGTGGAACATCTGCGCACAGCGCACGTCGATCACGTTCCATCCACATCACTTCGTGATGATAGTAGCTGGCACACCTCCGTCCACGAGATCAAAAAAAGGGGGGTCCGGGGGGATAGCCCCCCGGCCCGATGGTTATTATTTAACGAAATAGTAAAACCCTATTGCCAGGCATGTATATGATAGTAGCTCTAACATATTTTCCTCCTAGTATAATGAGGAATTCTTCCTCTGAGTTTAAGTCTTTCGATCTTATCTAAAGCCAACTCTAGAGTCTTGAAGCTAGCAACTAATTGCTGTCTTCCAGAAGCTGAGTTGTACATGGATACATCGTACATATAGGTAGTGATAGTATCTCCGATAGTATGGGAGGCCGAAGCCCCCCAAGGTTTGTATTCAAGAAGCATCATCAAATGGTAACTCTTCTTGCTTAGGTAAACGCTGTGCTCGATAACCCGCTTTGGTATAAGAGGTTATTTTGTCAACAGCTGTATGCGCCACCCCCACTGTTTTACCAGTGAGGACGAATGCAAGCGAAAATACTTTGCCACCGAGGCTAGCTATTTCGCGTGCAGTGGAAGTGATAGTAGGTTTATCCATTATCCATTACCCCCGCAATTAAGTCATCGACTGATGGCGTATCAGCTTTGACCGGTGCATCATCTTCATCATCTCTTGATGGCATGAAAGTGATAGGTTGAGCAAACTCTGTCAAGACAGTCGTTTGACCGTGCCCATCTACCCAGGTTTTAGCCTGTGTAGAATACACCGAAGGACGGAAGGTAGGATTAATACCAACTTTACCATTAGCAATACATGATAGTATCAGAGCTTTCTGCTCCTCAGTCGTTCCTTCCTTAAGAAAGATTTTGACTTTGCCAACGCCCGTATTAAGCGGTATAGTCTTACCACTTTTGTTAACGAAACTAGAAGTCTCGTGGAATGCCGGCATCACAATGGGTGCAAGCGATTTAATTGTATTTTTAGACATAAGGTCCTCCTGCTAATTAAAGCGTAATAAATACACTGATGGTAATGTCTACGGGAAATCTATTGATTTGCCGAATGTTTTTCGGGACAAGGTTCCAAAGCTCGAAAACTTAGAAGTACTTTCCAGAAACCCGGATCGGGGGGTGGGTGGTGAAATACAGAAGCAAGGAGAAGAGGAGTACGTGATATGGTATAGTTTTTTTATAAACATTTTTTTCACAAAAAATTATGGCGGATAAAATATGTGAGCGGTGTAAGAAGTCCTTACCAAAAGCTGACTTTGAAAAACAAAGACTGCATTGCCGACAGTGTGTTTTAGCTGAACGTAATATAACTAAATCTTCTAGTCCGTATAAATATTTAAAAAATTTATGGAACCATTTAAAGTACTCGAGGGAGAAAGAAGAAGGAATGCTATTTGAAATAACACCAGAACAACTTAATGAATTGTGGGACAAACAAGGCGGACGTTGTGCGTTGTCCGGGGTCTTCATGACGTGGCACAAGGGTGGCGAAAAACGGAACACGAACGTGTCGATTGACAGAATAGATCCAAACATAGAGTACATACTTACTAACATTCAACTGGTATGTTGGCGTGTTAACTTAATTAAGCATACAATGACAGAAGATGAGCTGTATTGGTGGTGTAAAAATATAGTTACACACAAGGAAAATTTTTAATATAATCCCCGAGCATGCGATTACTAGATGAAGAAAGACCAACTGACATGAGTGAAGCTGATAGAAACGAGTTACAGTCTCACCTTCCTTATGCCGGATTACAATTAAACGAACTCTCCGTTCAAGAAGAGCGATTAGTCTTGTTCCATTTAAGAGGAATGAGCAAAGCGGCCGCGGGCCGTGCTGCGGGGTACAAGGATATGGACCGCGTTTACCAAATATTTAAGACTCCTAAAATGCAAACAGCTTTGACCTACTTCCGTAATGAAATGCGCGAGGAAGTTAAGTTCGATAAAAACACAGCAACGGGCATGTACCTGGAAGCTCATTCGAAGGCGGCGAATTCTACAGAAGAAAAGAATGTCGTTGATTCGTTATGCAAGCTCCACGGTTTGCATATGCCTGAACAAGCAACCCTGATTAATATAAATGTAGAGAAAGTAGAGCAGTTAGAAAAATTAACTGATGCACAACTTTTAAAACTTGCTGGGAACGATACGAACTACTTGGAGCCAGATGGAAATAACGAAGACTGAGTGTAAAAGATGTCGCGGGATCTATCCGGATAATTTAGTTCTCATTGATGAGATTTGCGTATACTGTCGGGCAGACGAAGTTGAAGCAATACCCGAGCCCCAAAAGCTTGCTGCTCAGAAACTAGAAAAAGAACAACTATCTGCTGAAGCAAAAGCAGGACAAGAATTAGCGAAAAGAGTTTTAGCACGTAAAAGGTTGCTCCCATTTGTTGAACGTTTTAATCCAGATTATCAAGCAGGTTGGGTACACAAGGATATTTGCCAACGGCTAGAAAAGTTCAGCGAACAGGTAGCGAATAAAGAGTCACCAAGATTGATGCTCTTCATGCCACCTCGACATGGTAAATCTACTCTTGCTAGTATTGCATTTCCAGCTTGGCACTTGGGCCGGCATCCTGAACACGAGTTTATAAGTTGTTCTTATTCTGGGTCGTTAGCTATGAGTTTCTCAAGAAAAGTACGTCAACTGCTAAGAGAACCAGTATACAAAAATGTATTCGAAAAAGCTAGACTAGATAAAGATTCTCAGTCAGTAGAATCATGGCAAACAACAGAAGGCGGCGGTTATGTCGCGGCTGGTGTTGGTGGTGGTATTACTGGTAAGGGTGCGCACGTTATGGTTATCGATGATCCGGTAAAAAACAGAGAGGATGCAGAATCCGATAACAACCGAGATGCGACCTGGGATTGGTATACATCTACAGCTTATACAAGGTTGTCCCCAGGTGGAGGAATACTTGTGATTCTTACACGTTGGCACGACGATGACTTGGCCGGACGTTTATTAATGCAAGCAAATGAAGGCGCAGATGCGTGGGAAGTGATTCGCTACCCAGCAATTGCAGAAGAAGACGAAAAGTTTAGAGAAACAGGTGAAAGTTTGCACCCAGAGAGATATAATGTAGAAGCTCTCGAGCAGATAAGGAAAGCCATCGGCCCGCGCGATTGGTCTGCTCTATACCAACAGAATCCTGTATCTGACGAAGGCGACTATTTTAACCGCGACATGATCGCTTATTATAC